GGTGACGTTACCCATTGCGCTCGCCTCCAGCCGGCCAGGTATCGGACGTGGTGACGGTTGCGGTCCAGCAGTCGAGCAGGCCGCCGAGCGGGTCTTTGACCAGGCGGGTCTGCGACAGGACGAAGGTCCGGCCGCGTATGTCGGCGGTCATGCCGTCGGCGATGACCAGCTCGGGGGGCAGGAACAGGACTCCGGTGGAGTCGACCGCGGGGCCGTGCGGCCCGTGCCCGCCGCCGGCTGCGGCGCGGCCATCGGACACGCCGGGCGCGAGCTGGAGGCTGCACTCGCCTTCCCAGTACGGGCCGAGGGTGCCCTCCTCCCGCCAGCCGTGCGGGTCCAGGTCGCCCGGCTGGTAGAGCGCGGCAGTGTCGGTCGGGAGGAGGACGCTCACGGGTCGGGCTCCACGACCCACCACGGGGGCAGCCGGTCCCAGGGGATCGGCGCCGGGGTGGTGGATTCGAGCGGCACGGACTGGAGCTGGCCGTCGCAGAACGAGCGGTGCCAGGCGGCGCGTGCGAGCGCGAGCCCGTAGTCGCCGGACGGGCCGGCGGGTGCATAGGCGACTGACTGGCTGCCAGTCGACATCGCGGACACGGAGGGTGATGGCGGGAGTGTCGCGGCGTATGCCTCCCACATTTCGGCCGCTGCGCAGTGCGGGTCGCTCGCCCACATCGCGGCGGCGATCTGCTCGGCTACGTCGCGGTCGAGGCCGCGATCGGCCGGGGGACTGAGGGGTGGTGCCCAGTCCTCCCAGCGGATCGCGGATGCGACGGTCACGTGTTGCCGGAACCCCTGCGTCCGCCACGTGAGCTGCCGCTGGCGCTGAGCGGCGCGACGCCGGGCTCGGCACCGCTGCCGCCGTTGCCGCCGCTGTCGCCGCCAGGCGTGATGCCGCCCAGCTCGGCCATCGCGAACGGGTTTGCGCCGTCGGGCCGGCGCAGCGTGGCCGGCTTGAGGATGACGCAGCCGAATCGCGCCCACACCTTGAGGGCGGTCACGTTGTCCTGGAACCCGGAGATGATGACCTTGCCCTCGCTGTCCGCGATGACGGCGTTCGGGTCCATCAGGTAGCGGATGTCCTGCCGGACGCCGATGAGCAGGTTGCGCCACGACCCGGTGATGAAGTCGGCGGGCGCTCCTGCGGGGAGCGACACGTAGGACACCGGCATTCCGTACAGCGTGTTGATGCTGTCGGAGCCGACCTGGTTGGTGCCGAGCAGGAGCGCGCCCGACTGGTCGCGGACGCCGCGCAGCGAGCCGCGCACGCCGAGGTCGGCAGCGGCCCCGGTGACTTCGAGGCCCTGCACTTCGACGGCCGACATCGCCTGGTTGATGGTGTCGACCACGTCCATGCCGCCCGACACGCTCTCCGCGACTGCGGCGATGCCGCCCACGGGGAACGTTGCGGGCGCGTCCTCGCCGAAGAACACGGCGGCGTCGACTGCGGCGCCGATCGCCTCGGCCAGGCGCGGGCGTACCCAGTTCCAGATGTTGATGGACAGGTCGTCCAGCATCACGTCGGGGATCGCCACGACTGCGGCAATCTCCTCGGCGGTGATCGTCTCAACGTCGAGCTTGAGGTCGGTATATGGCTTGCGCCCGCCGGGTGCTGCTACCCAGCCGGCCTTCGGGAAAGACTTGGGCACGGGCATCTGCTGGATGGTCGTGCCCATCGGGATGCGGTTCGCCAGCGTGAGGGCAGCGGATTGCTGGATCGCTTCCTCGATGATCTGCGTGGAGAACTGCACCGGGATGACGCCGCTGAAATCCAGCGGTGCTATCGGCGTAGTCATGCGGGATGCCCCGTTCCGGGGGGCGTGGTCCGGACGGTTTAGGTTGTCAGCCGCTTTGCTGCGCTACCTGACGCGCGCCGCGTCCCGCTGCACGCGCGTCCGGCCTCGGCATCCCGCCTCGCGAACGCTTCCCGGATTCGGCTACCGGCTGCCGCCGCATCCCGCTGCACGGCATCGCGTCAACACTACGCCCGGCGCGTGATGGACCTTACGAAGTCGCCCCCCTCGGCGGGTGCTGGCTGGCGTGGGCCGGGCGGTACCTGCGCCGGGCGCTGCTGCGGTGTCGCGGCGAGCTGCTCGACCACATCGCCGATCGCCTTGCGGTTGGGCTCCCCGGAGTCGGTGACGAACTTCGCCAGGTCGAGCAGGTCGAGCGCGGCGTCGACGTTGACGAGCTTGCCGGCGGCGGCGGCGCGGAACTCGGCGGCGGCGAGCTTGCGCCCGTAGGCGTGCTCGGCCTCGGCCTTCCCCTCAGCGCGGGCGTCGGCGACCGCGCGCTCCTGGTCCGAGAGTGACTGGCGGGTCAGCTCGGCGAGCTTGGCCTCGATGGCGCGGCGGCGCTCGCGTTCTTCCTTGAGCGCGGCGCGCAGCTCCTTCGGGTCGTCCTCGGGCTGCGGCGGCTGCGGGTCGGGCGGGGCCGGCGGCGCGGGCGGGGCCGGGTCTGGCGGCTGCGGGTCGGGCGGCTGCGGGTCGGGTGGTTGTGTCATCGGATGCCTCCGATCTCAGGGGTGGCGGTGCATTGGCAGTGCGCGAGGGCCTGGAACCCGGCGCGCGCTGGGGAGTACCCGTCGTCGGCGATGTCGCGGCAGAAGTCGCACGCGCCGGGCCGGGTTTCGCGGCGGACGCGGCCGGTGAGCCGCGGGTCGTCGCGTGCGCTCGCGAGCGTAGTCATGTTCGCGGCGCGGTAGGGCTCGGATGCGGCGAGCCGGTCCAGCCATGCGCCGGCTGCGCGGCCGGCGTCCTCGGGTGTCCACCCGTTGCCGATGCGGGCGAGGTACACCGAGGGGGCGAGCGCGGTCATGTCGCCGAGCGGGACGCCTGCGGCGGACGTGCCGGCGATCGGCGGGACGGCGAGCTGCGCGACCTGGCCGGGCGGGGTGCGCGTTGCCTGCGCGATGGAGGCGCGGAGCCAGGCGGCGGTTTCGGCTGCGGCCATCTGCTGTGCGTGCGCGATCTGGCTTGCGGCTGCCGCGCCGATGATGGCGAGGCTGGCTACCGGGTCGTCGCGGTCGTAGCGGAGGGCGAAGTACGCGCCGAGCCAGCCGAGCACCCACGCCTGGAGGAGCGCCATCCGGTTCCGGTACAGGGTGGTGAGGGCGTTCACTGCGGCTCGGGCTGCGCGGTGGCGAGGAGGCGGGCATAGGCTGCGTCCGGTGCGGAGAGTGACGCGGCGGCTGCTGCCGCCGCAGATGCTTCTTCGGCTGCGCTGAGCTGCTTCCACCGTTCGATGTCCTGCGGGCTCGCGCCCCACCGTTCCCACAGCACTTCGAGCGGGACGTTGAGGGTGCGCATCTTGACCAGGGCGTCGACCCGCTGCGCCTCGCTGCGTGTCTCGAAGTCGGCCCACCGGACTTCGGCGGACACGTCGTCGGCGGCCGGGGAGCCGATCACGCGCAGCGCGGTGCGCATGACTTCCTCCCATCCCTCGCCGATGTGCAGCGAGCGGCGGCGGACCTTGGCGACCAGGCCGGCCTCGGCTGCCTTGATGGCGTCGGCGGATAGGTTGACCATCTGCCCGAGGAGGTAGTGCGGCGGTGTCTGGGTGATGGCGGCGAGCTGGTTCACGTCCTGCTCGACGGCGGACAGGTAGCCGCCGAGGGTGGACTCGGGGAAGCTGCCGAACCGGCCTTCGGGGTTCTCGTTCGCGAGCAGGCGGTTCGCGCCTACGTCGTAGGGGCGGACGAGCTTGGTGACCTCGCCGCCCTGGTCCTTGATGACTTCCTTCGCGAGCTTCACGCCGGTAGCCCAGATCTGCCGGAACGCGCCGTAGTCGGTGGCGACCATGCGGTTGAAGATCGTCGTGTTGATGCGGTCCTGGATCGGCAGCGCGGGCGTCAGCTCCGAGCGCGGCGGGCCGGACGTGCGCGGCTGCGGCACTAGCTCGATCATGCCGACCAGGCCGGCGTCGTTGGGCTCGACCAGCGGCACCGTCGAGGTCGGGTACCACGTCGCGACCGACTCGGGGGTGATGAGGACTTCCATGATCTGCCCTCGGTCGGTGACGAACCGCTTGTAGCCGGCGATGCGGCGGCGGCGGTTGCCCGGCTCGTAGAGCACGGTGGCTTCCATCGGCGACTCGGGGCTGATGCTGACGCCGGTCGGGTTGTCGTCGTCGGGCTGCACGAGGACGAACCCCGAGGACGTGACGAGCGCGTCGGTTTGCACCAGCTCGGCGTCGGCGTCCATCTGCGACGCCTGCCACACCTGCCAGGCGAGGTCGTCGCCGCCGCCGTCGAAGCGGAACCCGGTGACCTGGAGGCGTTCGGCGACGGCGTTGACGATCAGCTCGCACCAGTTCGCGCCCGACTCGCGGAGGAAGGTGCGGAACGTCTGGCGTTCCTCGGTGTCGAGCAGCGCGCGGATCGGCTCGTCGCCGTCGTAGTAGTGCTGGAACCGCATGGCCCGGGTGACCTGATAGTCGAGGCGGGACTGCGCTGCCTGGCGCAGTGCTTCGAGCTCCAGGTCGCCGTTGTCGAGGTATGCGACGGTCATCGTGGCCCCCGTCAGAATCCGGCCGCCGCGTAGTCGGGCTCGCGCGGGCGGGCGGCGTGCCGCATCGCCCGGTCGAGTGCCATCACGGCGGCAACCATGCTGTCGATCTTGTCAGCCGAGCGGGCCTTGTCGGGCTTGAGGTTGCCGGCCGGGTCGGATCGCGTGATGAGGTTCCCGGCCTGCCAGGTTACGAGCGGGTTACCGCCGTGCCGGTAAAGGCCGGCCGCAATGAGGCGGAGCAGCTCGCGGGTTGGCGCGGCCATCGTCGCGAATCCCTGCCCGACCTGAATCAGCGGGAAGCCCTCCTCGACCAGCTCGCTTGATAGCTGCGTCGCGCCCCAGCGGTCGAACGCGAGCGAGACGATCTGGTACCGCTCGGCGTCTGCGCGCAGCGCGGCCTTGATTGCCTCGTAGTCGATGACGTTCCCCTCGGTGACGGTGAGCAGGCCGTCCTGCACCCACACAGTTGCGCGGCCCCCGGTGCGCCGGTCGAGGCCCGGCACGGCGGCCGACGGGGCGAACACCCGCCACA